TAATTATGTTCATTTTCTAACATAAGTGCTGTTGAGCGTTTTATTTTATCGTTTGAAATGGCGTTTCCTGTTTCAAGAACCTTTTCCCATTTTTCTACAAGCTTTTTTAAATCCATTATTTTCTTTTATCCTCCTCTAATTTATATTCCTTCTTTAAGTATTGTTACATATTCATCTATACTTCTTTTGAACGGTGATGTTGATTCATTTTCTTCTTCTTCTTCTTCTTCTTCATCTTCTTCTTTTACATCAACAACTCCCTTTCCTTTCTTGCCTTCTTCTTCATCAACCTCATCTTCATCAGGTTCAGCTTCTTTTTTGTTTTTCTTCAAAGCTTTTTCTGCTTCAGGGTCGTCAGATGCTTTAGGCTCAATTCTTTCTGATTCATCTTCTTTTTCTTCTTCATCATCATCTTCTTCATCTTGTTCCATAAGAATAGAAAATTTTGAATCAAGTTCTGCTTTGTCCGTGATACCTTCTAACATTCCGAGAATATATTTTTTCTTTTCTTCTGTTAGACCATCACATTTTTCGCGTAAATAAAGCATTGCTGCCATTTTTTGTGCATCCAATTCAAGTTCCAATTTTTCAGAAACAGTTGAATCAATAGTTTCGCGAAGTGATACGATTTCTGCTTTGGCTTCTCGTAAAAGACTCTTAACTTCTTCATCAAGTAATCCTTCGTCAATGGCCATACGAATTTTGAACTGTTCAACAAGGTCGCTGTAAAGTTCACCTTTCTTTGCAAATTCAACTATCTTTTCAGGAATCGTAAATTCCTCATCAATAACTGAATCAACAAAATTACTAAACTTACTTGTAATTTCTTCTTTGTAGTCCTCGAATTTTTGCTCATATTCTTCAATCAGTTTATCTTTTTCTGTTTGAAGTTCTGCTGCAGAATATTCTTTAGACTTAACTTCAATTATGTGTTGAAGTTTTTCTTTTACTTGTTCTTGTGTGCTTTCATCTAATTTGTCGGCGCCAAGAAGTTTTAAAAGTTTATCCATTGAGTTTTATCCTCCTAATTTATTTTTATACTACTATTTATATATATTAACATTTCTTCAAAAAATGTGTGAAAATGGTTGATACTATTATATCCTCTTATGAGTTCAAGTAATTAAAAATACTTTGTTTGGACATTTTCAGGAATTTTTGTAATGCATCAATATGCTCGTCAATTTCTTTTTCAGTTTTACCAACAAAAAATTCTTGACCTTCATAAACCCCTTTTACCCATGACGGATTATTACTAGGGTCTGTTACAAGGTCATATGTAAGAAGTTTGAAATCTTCGTTTACATATCCATCATCACCAACAGTTCCAAGACCTCTACTTGATATACCAATCTTACCTTCTTTGATAAGTGTACCAGCAATTTTACCCATAGGTGTATCCAGAACTTTACTCTTTCCAAATAAATTGTCACCTTTCCATTCAAGTGTTTTTGTAAGAATAGCAATTTTATCCGGGTTGATTTCTGGATTAGGTGGATGACCTAATTCTCCCCATAATGATTTATTGTTTATCTTTGACTTTATACTTTCTGTTTCTCGTTCAAGTATTTCTTTTCTATATCTTCTACCGTTATTGTTTTCAATTTCAGCAGTACTATAGATTCCGACAATATTCAAACCGTCTCCTTTACTATCTTCTACTACTTCAAAATCATAACTCATCTCCGTGATAAGCTTCATTGTGTTTCTCCTCCTTTATAATTATCAGCATATTTTGTTATATTACGTTCCAGTTTATCTAACATTCCATGAATATTGTTAAAGTCCCTACGAATAGTATTTGGTACATTTTCTACTTGACTTAACCAATAACCTACTTCCACAGCTTTTCTTTTATATGCTTTATTTAATTCCATCATTTCCCATTTGAGATTTACAGCGACTTGTTTATCTGGTGAAAGTTTTGGACCTCCAAGTGCTTCACCCAAATATTTTTCAATAGTTTCATCAATCTTTTTCATTGATTTCTCCTTTAATCATCTGTAGGGTCAGCAACGGGTGCTGGCTCTATATCATTTTTCAATTCAAGTTTGTCTTTTAACCAATCATTTTTTACTGATTTGATTTCTTTACTTAGAATATCTTTAGCATCAGTAAATTCATCATTCTCAAAATGGTCAAGTGCTTTCTTGATTTGTTCTTTATCCATTGGCATATTTTTACCTCCTTACAATTTATTTTTATATTTTTCTGCTGCACCATTAACTTTATTCCATGAATCATTAAAATTTTTCCATAGTTTTGTTAGGTTTTTCATTTCTGGAGATTTATCATTCTTATTCTTTACAAATAAAAATTCAAACATTGCATTACTATATGTTGCAATTTTTTCCCATTCTTTCATGGTTTTTTCCAATTCTTTTTTTATAATTGTATTTTTTGCTTTTTCTAAATTTATTTTTTCATTAACCTTTCCACTCAGCATGTTTTCATATATTTGTTGGACTGTTTTATCTTTATCTTTCAATACATCCTCTGGTCTCATTATTTACCTCTCTTATAGTTTCTTGTATAATTTATTAGCGACATCCAAAATACTTGCATGTAACTTTTCATACATTTTCAATTTCAATACCAAATTTTTTAATTCAGGATAATCTTTATTAAATTTTTTATTGAAGTCGCCCATTATACTACTCATTGGGCCATCATATCCAGTGGTTTTACCAAACTCATATATGAAATCATCTAAAGCATCAGCAAATTCTTCTTTTTCTTCCTCATCAAAGTCCATTGCTTCATTCAAATACTTTTCATATATTTCTTTCATTTTATCCATCTTATCTATTTATATTAATAAGCATCTTCTTCTGATTTTAATCCTAACTCTTTGTCTTTCTTCAATCCTTCAATATTTTCTTGGATATCTTCAGCGTCCATATGTAAGTATTTTTGCATCAACCAATATTGACTAAATTCTGGTCTATCGGCAAGAACCGTATAATTATTAAATCGCGTTTCTTGTAGATTTTGTGCCATTTGTTCTTTATAATTTGAAGGCGGTTCCATGAATATATTAAAACTTTTCTTTAATAAGTTATATTGTTTCTTTAGTCCTTTAAATTCTAAATGTAATAGGAATAAATCTCTAAACTCATCACAGAATCTTTTTTGTTGTCTTTCTAAAAACTTTGCCCATTTTACTTCATCTCTACTTATTTCTGCTGTACTGTTTCCACCAAATAAAATGTTACCTTCGCCTTTTTCTTGTTCAGCATTTATTCTTGATAGAGGATATTTTAATGCTCTAAACATTTTTCTTGCGAAGTAGTATATGTCATCCAGTTCACTAAATCCAGCTGAGTTTCCACCAACTGTTTCAATTTGTGAACCACGACCATCAGCAGATTGTGGTAAATAATAATTTTCTAACATACTAACAATTTCTGGGTCTTGTGATAATGCTCCAGTTTTTGAATCATATGTTTGTTTCTTTGTCATTTTTTCTTTAATCTTTTCAACAAACTTCATAGCTTTATCGCGAGGCATATTACCAGTATCAATTTTAAAAACTAATCTTTCTGGTGCCCTGATGATTCTATAAATAATTACAGAAGTTTCTAATAATTTCAATTGGTTATATGGTATCTTGGCTTTTTCTAAATAACCAAGCATTTCATATTTTGTTCTTCCAAATACATTATAATTAATCATACCAATTTGCTCTGGATAAAATATGACCACATCTTTTGCTTTTTCGGCTTCTTCTACCGTTTTTGGTCTCACAGGACGACCAGCAAGATATTGGAAATAAGCCATCATTTCACCAGTTCTTGGGTCATACTGGAAATCCATTGTTTCAGTAGGAAGTTTTTTGATATTTTGAATACCTTGTGATTTGTGTTTTTCATCAATAATTCTTTCATAAAACATTCTACCATCAATCATATATGTCCTATACATATCTTCAAGTTTTGTATTTATATTCAATTTATTATAGAAAAAATTATAAAACTCTTTCCTCAATGTGTTTGCAATATTTTCATTTTCTTTTAATGTTTTGTCTAATATATTTAAGTGAAGCGTTCTACCTTCATCATCAGCATTTATGGATTCGTTTACTGCATCTTCAATAACATCTGCAATTTCAGAACATTCAGCCATTTCTCTATACATCATAATTCTATCCAACTCATTTTTAAATTGCATATTCAATGAATTGTTATAGAATGTATTAAAAGAGTTTAGACCAACAGCACCAAAACCAACAGTTTGCATTGCTAATACATCATCAACACCTTCACCGTCTCGTATTTCAGCTTCTCTTTTTGATAGAACATCACCTTTTCTATCAAATGCTTTTATAGCTTCGTTTATTTCTTCTCTACCTAAAATTCTATCAAGTAATCCCATTTTCTTCTCCTTTTACATTTTTAGTTTCATACATATTTATAAATAAATCATCATGTATCTTTAAGCATTTTTCTGAACATATAAAGAATTGATTTTCTTTACCATGATTTTTTTTACTACTTTCTAATCCACATATACAACATATATGTTTCTTATACATAGTTAAAATATCTTTAAACATTATTTTATTTTTCCTATAATTTTATAAGTTTATTAGCAAGTTTGACTACATCATTATTGAGTTTTGAAGTATCCTGTCTTATAATATTTTGTAAAATTTTTAATGCTTCTTTTCCTTTTCCTTTTTCTATATTATTTTTAAATTCTTTATACATTTTAACTGCCTCTTTATCCCAATCTTTAGGGTTAAAATTATTAAAAAAATTCTTTAAATTTTTTGATATTGTTACTTCATCCAAATACTCTTTAAATTTCATATTTTTCTGTTTACTCCTGTTACCTTATTAAATTTATTTTGAAGTGCTTGACGAACCTTTTTGCTGAAATCTTTACTCCATGTGCTGACTATTGCCTGTTCCATATTCTCAAATGGTACTTCATTTAAATTTGATATATAATAATTTGGTTTTATAAAGTATCGGCGTATTCCAAGAATCAAATCAGGGTATCTTCTTTTAACGGTTTCATATGTGAATTTTACATTACCATTACTTCTTTGAAAAGTATCAGTCCATGATTGTGCAAATGCTTTTCTTATTGCTCTTGGGATATATGTAAAATTTATACCCTGTAAAAATCTCCATTCGTGTCCCGTTCTTGGGTTTATACCTTCAAGAGAATACATAAATATTATCGTTGGTGTTGGGTCATTACGCCATGAACTATATTTGAAATGATAAACATAACCACTTTTCATAGTTATGCCTTTAAATCTTTTATTATGTATTCTCTTTATCATTATTTTTTCTTTCTTGGTGGAACCTTTCTTACTTTATCTCCACACTTGGGACATTTACCTTTTTTTAATTCATTACCCCACCATCTTAGGTCACATTTATCACATACATATAAAGTTTTCTTTGGGTCAGTTGCCTCGTTTATGTAGTCTTTGAATTTCATTATAATTCTACTATTTTGCCCTTTGGTGCTTTTTGTGCTCTTACTCTATCG